TTTGTGATCCCGAAGGAAAATTAAGACCACAAGGAACAGATATTACAATAACTATTGGACCAACAACGTTTAGAAGCTCTTTACAACATGCTTCTTTATATCGAATTGGAAATGATTCCGTTTTATATCAGATGGATGCAAATTTACCAACTTATAAAGATATGAGCAAATTTTTTATTAGCAATGCTGATTTGGAATATGCTCGATGTTTTCCAGCACTTTTAGTGACTGTCGATAGAACAGGAGTTCCAATGATTTTTCGAGTAGGAGATGTAACACCAAATACAGAAGAATGGTTTTATTCAGCGAATCAAAAGAAAGATCGCGAGATGAAAGCAGCAGGAGTAGTGGATTTAACAAAATATGATTCAAAAACAGATTTTTGTGTTTCACTTCATACAGCATGGAGCTATACAGCCGATACTCAACCAGGCATGTGTGGTTCACCCATAGTAATGCTTGATAAATTTATAGCAAAGAAAATTGTTGGGTTCCATGCTGCCGGAACGGCAAACCAGGAAGCCATTGGACAAGTTATAACATCAGAAATGATTTTAGATGGCATGCGATATTTTGGAATTACACTTCAACCGTTTCATCCCCCAGTCGATATTACTAACACCGATATGGGTTTGATTCAAGCACAAGGAAATTTTACACGTGTTGGTACACTATTTAAACATCCTCGTATCAATGACATGACAAAGATTATTCCATCCATTTTACACGGGAAGGTTTATGCGATTAAGACAGCACCAGCAGTTTTAAATCCTATGGATCCTCGATCATTTCTTATGGAACATTCAACACCCATGAGGCAAGGAATCGAGAAATATGGCAATATTATGCCAGTTGTAGACATGACTATTTTAGGTCGTGCCAAGGATGCAGTTCAGAGTTTAATGATTGGATTAGAAGGTTGCGCTCAGCGCAAAATTTTAACCCAATATGAGGCTTTGAATGGTGTCCATGGTGATGATTTTTTACCGTCTATGGATATGACAACATCAGCAGGTTATCCCTACAATCAACCTGAATACCAGAAACAACATGGTATTAAAAATGTTAAGGGAAAAGAACCATTTATTCAACGAAATGAAGCAGAAGAATGGATTATCAATGATTCACAATTACAACAGAGAGTGGATAAGCGATTGAAAGAAGCAAAAATTGGACGACGAGTCGAGTCATTATGGCTAGATTCTCTCAAAGACGAACGGAGGGATCTTGAAAAGATTCTGTATGGAAAGACGCGAGTATTTACAATACCACCCGTAGATTTTACAATAGTATGCCGAGAGCTATTCGGAGCTTTCTCATCCGCTTTTTATCATAATAGATTAAAATATTTTTCAGCAGTTGGAATAGATCCGATGAGTACTGAATGGACTCAATTGTATAATAAACTTAGTTCAAATTCAATGCAAGGTTTTGCAGGAGATTTTTCTGGGTGGGACGGTAATTTGTCCCCTATATTTATGGATTCCGTATGCGACATTATTAATGCGTGGTATGCGGATTCAGAAGAAAATCAATTAGCTCGTAAAGTTTTATTTGATGAAATTATACATACACCCCAGTGCGCCATGAATGAAGTATATTATACTCATGGAGGAAACCCGTCAGGGAATCCATTGACCGTTATTATTAACACGATCATGCACATGCAATATTTAATGTATTCATATTTTAAAAATGCACCACCGGAATATTCCAATCTAAATTCATTTTTAGAAAACGTCAAAGCCTTTATTTATGGCGATGACGATCTTATCACCGTTAAACCAGAAGTTTTGACTTTTTGGAATCCAGCAATTATTTTGCAAGATCTAAAAGAACTTAATTTAACTTACACTAACGCACATAAAACAGGCCCAGCCGAAGTAAAGAGTTTGAGAGAATTATCATTCTTGAAAAGGGGGTTTCGTGATGACGGACGCGGATTCAAATTACCAACAATTGAAGTTCAAACAATAACAGAACTAACCAATTGGACTCGCGAATGCGCTACCATGACTGTGGAAAAAGCTAGTGTTGATAACCTTAATGATTCTTTAATGTTTATGTATGCCTACGGAAAAGAACAATTCGATAAACATCGGAATAAAATACTCGTAGAATTACCTTTACATTTACATCAAAACCTCAATGATTGGGGTTATTATCATACTTTATGGCTTTCTAAAACAAGCGGAGTTAAAATAACAAGTCCGCAAGGAGATGCAAATCAACCAACAACAGCCTCTGCTCCTATTACAACAAACAAAGGAGAAGAAATGAGGACTGATGAAAATACTAGAGGCGTGATAATACAAACACAACGCGCCGAAGAGATCAGTGGACCAACATTAGAACCGTTGGCAGGAAAACGTTTACAAACACAATGTATTGGAGATCCGCAATGGTCTTTACCAAATATGGTTAATCGTCGAGTTTGGGTTAATACCTATTCTTGGCCAGTAACAGCAAGTGTTGGAACAGCTATAGTGACGCTTCGTTTACCACAGGATGTCATTACGAATTTCTTTCAGTCAGCTCCTTTTGAACGTTTTGTTTATTATCGGAGCTCAATTGTATTGGAATTTGAAGTGACAGGAATGCGACAACAAATGGGGAGATTGAAGATTTTTAATGTGCCATTTACAGACGCGTCTATTATTGCTAATTTACAACAGATTAATCCAACATCCTATTATGGTTTGAATCCATTGAGTTTAGATCCATCATCTAATACCAAGGCAAAATTGATTGTACCTTATACCAACCCACGAACATTTATATCAATTAATGGACCACAAGTGGATCCAAATTTGGATTTTATGGGAAC